CCTTTTGCCATTGTCAGGGCCTTTTCGTATTGTCGGACACTACCACAGGTGAACCACTGGTATTTGTTACACAACTCGTAAATAAGGGTTTCATTGTTGATCATGGTGTTATCCTCCGTTGTCTTTTTGTATTTTAAGTGCTAGCCAAGGTGTTTGTATTATTTAAGCAATATGACTTTTCTTTTAGCATTCCGACCGGTTGGTGTGTTGTTAATTCTTTCGGCGATGGCGTTATATCGTGCCACGCTTATTAGCGGCTCGATGTTGCCGCGCACGCGGAGATCGTGGAATCCATAATAGCCCGCATACACTGATCGAGTTAGGATCAGCCTTACTTTGTACGCATCCATCCTTTTTCCGCGCTTTCCGGTGATGTTTCTGTCCCTGCACCACTTGGCAGTGGCGCTGAGAGAGCCGGTATCTTCGTACACCTGATATATACTCTTCACGATTTTGGCTTCTTTAGGGTTGACGATAAGCCCACCCGGTACGGTATCATATCCCAGCACGCATGAGCACGTCCTGCCGCCTTGTTCTGCCATTTCTCTCATTGCGGCCGAAACTCTTTCGGCCGTTATTTCGCGTTCCATTTGCGCGAATACGCCAAGCAGCCCCATCATAGCACGCCCCATGGGAGTCGATGTGTCAAATGTCTCGGTGTAGCTTATTAGCTCACAATTATTTCGGCACAACGTTTCCCACATGGCATATAGATCAGCCACGCTTCTTGTAAGTCTCGAAAGTGCCCATACGAGGACGCAATCGATTTTCCCGGCTTCAACGGCTGCTAGCATTTCACGCACCGCGGGGCGGTGCTGTATATCTTTTCCCGATATGCCGGCGTCCTTATAGATGCCGTAGATGCTATGCCCTCGTGTGTTGCACCAGTCACGCAATACGCGCTGCTGCGAGTCCAGCGAATACCCCTCCAGCGCTTGGTCTAACGTGCTCACCCTTACATATATAGCGATGATCATCCATATTACCCCATCTGTGCAACAAGATTGTCAATTTCTGCAATGCGCTCCAACAGGCGCTGTTTTTCGGCCATCAACGCATCGCGGTTGCTCTTCCGCTCTTCTAAGCGCTCCGCCCTGACACCCTTCGGCAGGGGCTGATCTAACAGCGTTGCGGGCACATTGTGCAGTACAACGATACTGCCCTGCGGTACTACGCTCGTCCAGTTTTTTACGCTGCCGCCGCTTTCGGGCTGGCCCTCCACGAATGCCACATCGTCCCCACAACGCGCACCACTATCGCGTCCATACGCGCGGGAAATAGTTTTCCCGTAGATCGTTACCGCGCTCTGCCACTCTGACACACTGCTGTCAAATGTCAGACGCACGTCAACGCGCTCGCCGCAGTCGGGGCGGTCATCCTCACCATATACACGACGCATAATTTCACGCGCCTGATCTGCACAGTCAGCGGGGATAGCCCATGCAGACTTATCACGATTCCAGCGCGCGCCGCCGATGCCTTTAATCGCTTTGACAAATTCGGCGTTGTAGGGGGTATAGATATAAGCTTTGGTATCTACAATTTCGATTTTCATGGTTACCTCTTGTCTTTTCTGCCTTACACTGATAAAATAAGAGGCGGCCGGGGTAAGGCTCCCGGTTCGCCTGTATTCGGGCTTTGGGGTCAGTTGCTTTGGACGGTGGCTGACCTCATTTTTATGCCTTGATTTTCTTGTTGCGAACAATCTCGGCAGCTTCTTGAACCGTTGTTGCTTTCGATTCGATCAGTTCTGCGATGGCTTCCAAGAACTGATTGAGTTCCTGACTTGTCATTTCGTCCATGTCCTCACTTCCTTCTGTAAGAGGTTTTGCTCTGCCTTACAAGTTATATTATAGTATATGCTTGCTATATACACAATACACAGAGTCACCAAAGATTCGGGCAAATTTTGCGGACGGCATTGTGCAAGATGTATATAGCAAGCATATATGCATATGTGGTATCATATTTTAGATAGGAGGTGTACCCCAAAATGGGATCAAAATACACAGACGCACAGAAAAACGCATCCATAAAGTATCTCGATGAGAAAACGGACAGCATCCAGATCAGAACACCCAAAGGCACAAAAGAGCGATGGCGTGAGGCGGCGACGGCGGCAGGCACGTCCCTAAACCGATATATCATGGACGCGGTAGAGGAAAAAATTGAAAAGCACCCCAAATGAAAAAAGCCCA